CTCTGCGCAGGCATTGATTAAAAGGGTTTCTTTTTCGTCTTGCCCGAGTCCGTCCCAGCGCTGCCTGTCTTTGCTTTTGCTCCGACAACGTGATGTGATATACTCGTCGGCTTCGGCTACGGTGACATAAGTATCAACGCCTATTGTCATAATAGATCACCTACTCCACGACGATAGTTGTACTGCCTGCCTTCTTTGCCTTGTTGTCATCAACGTCGATTTCGGCGACGGTAATTTTGTGGCCGTTTGTAGCCTCAATTTCGCCGTTTGCGGGTAAGTCTGTCCAAGCACCACTACCGCTGGTAGCAAGCACCTGATTGTAAGTAATGGTCGGCGCAGTAGTTGCGTGTGTTTTATAGACGAACTTACGGCCGCCCAGCGGTTTTTCGGCGACTGTGATTATGGTTTTGCCTGCAGTCTCACTGTCGGTAGAGGTTACGGTCAGCACACCGAGAGCGCCCGCACCTTCCTCAAAAAAGAAAATAAGGTCAGGTGTGAGTGCCTTCACGCCGTAGTCATAAAACAGGCTAACGCCGTAGTCGTTGGACAGCGGTATCTTTTCCGGTTCAGCATAAGGATATAGGACTACCGGCTGGGCGATGGCACCCTCTACCATAAGCACAGCGTTAATTCCGGCCGGCAGATAAACGCTCGAATATACTCTTACGCCGTGGAAAACCCTAAACTCTTCGGCAGCCGTGTCAACGTTAGCGTTTTCGGTACCGTCAAGGTAGTTGCGAAGTTTCCCGTAGAAGGCGGGGGAACATACCAGCCTCATAAGATTGCGCGGCACACCGCGTACATAATCGTTTTTAACGGTTTCGAGCGCCTGTATCATACCTTCAACTTGTTTTTCGACGGTGTCAAGGGCAGAGGGCGGCTCGTAAGATACACCGCTAATAACGGCGGTCTCAAAAAATACCTCGTCAAGTTCTGCCGCAACCGTGCTGACATGGTTATCAGCCCTGCGGGCCATCAAGTTAGACACGCCAAAGGTGTCAAGGTCAAACTTTGCAACCTCTTCAATGATTTCCCGGTGCCGGTCAAGGTTAACGGTTACGGGCGGTACGGTAACCCTATCGCCTGCACCTGCAGCGCGAGCGGTGCCGTATGCCTTTGATGTTGCGTTTGCAAACCTCTTATACTCAACCGAGCCCATTGCAGGGTTACCCGTATAAGACTGCGATTTCAAACCGTTCGCAAGGGTTGCTTTCTGGATATTCTCAATGATTAATCCGGATATTTCCGCAAGGTCAACAGTAGTCGTTCCCGACTGAATAAGGGATATTGCTTTTGTTCTTGCCATAAGTAAATCATCCTTTCCATGATATTATATAGTTTAAAATATTACTGCTCCTTTTGGAGCGAAGGGCTTTTTATCATTGCCATTTGTAGGCGGTGGATTTCCTCCGCTTCCCGCAACGCCCTTCTCGGCTATGGGAAAGTCTTTTAAGGCCAGATCAAGCGCAGCTGCAAAGTCGGTTTTATCGTTTATATACGCCTCTGCAAGCTTGATGTACTTTTCTGCTTTGTCGGCAGGTATGCCCTTGCTCATGGCGGTTATTTGCCTTTCTAAGGCGTTCGCTTTTGCCTCGGCTTCGGCTTTTGCTTTTTCGGATGCAGAAAGCGCGCCGGTTACTTTCTCAAGCTCGGTTTTTTGGCTGTCCTGCCATTCGCGAAACGCTTTTAGTGCGGCCTTGTAGTCGCCTTCGGGGGCGATCCCTGCCTCTTTGAGCAGTTTTTCGACCGCCGCTTTGCTTTCCCTTGCCACAATGGCGTTTACGTCCTCCTGCGTAAATGTTTTTGCCGGCGCAGGTGCCGGATCCCCAGCAGGTGCTGGTGTGTTGTTGTCACTGGTGTTAGTGTTAATGTTTTTGGTATCGTCTGCCATAATAATTCCTCCTTGTTTAAAGTCAAGGTGACTGTGTTTTCCTCCTCCTTTGCTCTATCGAGACCCGGCGCGGGGAAAGGAGGTGAAAGACCCGCGCCGCCTCGCCGCTTTCTTTAACGCCTTGAGCGGTAAAAGGCATAAATAAAACCGCCCGTTAAGGCGGTTTAGCTCTGATATTCAATTTTATCTCGCTCCTTTCGGGCACAAAAAAACCACTCTGCCGTAACCGGTGAGTGGTTTTATACTTTGATTAATTCATTTGCTGAGTACGTCTTAAGCAAAGAAGGCATGATCGTGTCGCCATGTTCGTCAATAAACTCTACTGTGAATACATCATCAGCAAGGACATCAACAATTGTGCCAAGGTGGGTTGTTTTAACACCCGACTCAGTGTCATCCTTTTTCAACCGGACAACGTCTAACTCTTTAAACACTAGAACCTCCTCCTTTCTTCTTTTTAGGAAACGTTGCAGTAATAAAACGAGGTATATTTGACCCATTATCAATCTGCCATACTGTGTTTAATTTTAGCATCCGTCCTGTTTTGCCCGTCATGATAACCGGGGCCTCGTACTTGATAGCTTTAATTATAACACCATTTTGTTGATATGTAAATGGTTTCATCTTATCGACCGGGCTTTTTTGTATTTCTTTATATAACTTGTCAGAGAACTCACTCCAGTTGCTTTCATTGTATCCTAAAACAGAGTTAATGACGTGCGCTTTATGCTTGCCTGCAGGATGTTGCGAATTTAACAAGTACCCTTTTATCTTTGATTCTGGTATGGCGGCATTGGTTGCACCCGGAATAACACCCTCTTCTATTCCTCTATTATACAACCGATATTTTGCTTGAAGCATGTTAAAATTTTCCCTGCCCGCTTTTTTCATCCTACGAAACGCACTAAAACTCTTAGGAGCATCTTCGCCGAGCACCATCTTGTACCGCTCGTACTGATACCTATCCTGCCGGATTTGTCGGTTTCGTTTTTGCTGCTCGTTGTACAGGTCAATCTCCTTCTGGCTCCGGACGTCCTCGAACGGGCGGTTGCTGCGCTCGATATCGGCCGCCAATTCCTCCGGCTCCATCATCTGTTCAATATATGGCACTATCACATGCCGGCAGTTAGGATGGACGTTGTGGTACCCGCTTTTAAAAGCCGTTTCCATGAGCGCGGGAAAGCGCTTGTCTTTGCCAGTTATGCTGTACACCCTACCTTGCAAGGGCGCGCATATATGGCAAGTAGGATAATGCGTAGTCATTTCCACCAGGTCATAGCCGTTAGCCACGAGCTGGTTTTCTCTTGCTATGTTTCCTGCCTCACGCGTGGTTGAGCGCGCCACCATAGCGGCGTAGGTGTCGAGGGATACCTGGTAAGCGTTTTTGCCTTGGCCGTACTGGACCGTGAAAAAGCCCTCGTCCTGCAGCTTGCGGATAAGATTTTCTTTCATCTGCCGCACCGTTGCACCGGATGCCAGCTTTTCGCCGGTAGCTTCAAGTCCTGCCATACGCAGGGCGTTGTCACGCGCGCTGTCCACATAGCGCAGGATCTGCCGTCCGACTTGCTCTAGGCCCTGTCCGATCTGGTACTGCATCTCGCGGGCAATCGCGTATATGGCGTCGTTGTGGAGCTGGGCAAACAGAGCCGGCGGCTTCATCAAAAGCTTATTTTTCTTGAAGTATGTATAAACATCATCCAGCGCCTTTTGGTATTCGGCGGGGATAACGGATCCGGCATACTTGCCCGTTGCTTTTTCCAGCTCCTCGATCTGTTTCATTACCTGCCTGAGTATTGTGTTAGCATAAACCTTCGTGCCGACGCCATGATAGTTTATGATAGTATCAAGTAACTGGTCCCTGGCGCTCCGGAACAGCTTTATGAGGTTGTTTAGCTCTTTTTCGTTCATGTTTTTGCTCATGACAAAATCACGTATATAAGCAAAATTACAGAAAGCGCTAGCGCTACCGCTTGGCCGTATACCGGCTTGCCCTTACTTTGCGGCAAGCTCACAAACGCCGCCGCAATCAAAACGATTGAGTATATAGCGCTAATCACTTTGAGTGCCATCATTGTCGTTGTCATTGTCATCATCGATTTGCTCCTCCTCTCTTTGGTTTATAAACCCAAGCTGTACCGGCATGCTTGAAGCGCGTTCCTCGGCCATCTGTTCGAGCTCGGCTTCCACTTCTGCGTCGGACAGTCCAAGCGCCTTTAGGGCGGAGTATTGCGACATGATCGGCTTGCCGCCGGTCGCAGTTACAAGGCGGTTTGTTTCTTCGACTTCATCGTTCGGCAGGCCGTCGTTCCATGTGATGGTAAGAGTATCATAATTAAGCGCGATGCCGTTAACTTGTGCCAACAGCATAATTGTTTGCTTGACCGTAGCCGCGTTTATCGTCTTAATCCGCGATGCCTTAATACGCGGCGATACCATACGAAGCTTTAAGGCGGTACCGCTAGAGGCACTTCCGCCTCCGCCGCCCTCCATAAACGCCTGGCCCATCTCGGTAAGCGTGTAAAGCTGGTTTAAAAGCATTTCAATCTCTTTAAAGCTGCTCTCAAGGTTTCCGTCCCAGGTTATGTATTTAAGATCAGGGTCGTCGTTCGAGTGCCGCTTAAAGTAGTTGCCGAGGTCAAGGTACCAGCCGAATTTATCGTCGTAAGATAAGGCCGACTCGGGCCCGCTCATGCTCGGCTCAGAGTGTTTGTCCAGTACGTCGTCAATACAATGCAACCGCCACATCAGCTTTGATACAATACTGTTGATGATGACATAATCGTCAAGCCCAAACACGCTGCCGCTGTGGGTGATGTTTGTCAGCACCTGCACGGCAAAGTCAGGCAAGCCGGTCAGTTCAACCTTTGGCTCGGTAATAAGCTTTCCGATCTCGTTTCTTGAGCTATCAAACGCGTAAGTCCTTTGCTCTACCCGGCCTATGTCGTGTATCTCCACGTATAGCTCGGTCATGCGGCCTTTATCATCGGGCGTGGTAGGGTAGGCTATAACGTGCTGCTTAATTGTTTTGAGGTCGGTATAATCCACAATCGGGAACCAGTACTTTGGCGAAACGGCGGTCAGGCTTTTGTTTACGATTTTCAGGACGGCGTTGCCGTATCGGCTAACGTCAATAATTGCCTCATAAAGGCGGGTGTCGAAAGCCTGCCGCTCAAGCAGCTTATTGACCTTGTCTGTGTCCTGCTCGGTCTCAATAACCAGCGGTTCGCCACAAACAAAATCAGCAGTCTTTTTTGATAATAACTGCTGATAATTTATAACCGTATCAACGTCATAATTCTTTTTGCGTGTTTTTCGTGCTATTTCGTGGAAAATTTCTTTCAACGCTTCTGAATGTTCGGATAAAAATAACTGCTCATGCAGTTTATAGCGTTCTATCCTCTTTTTTTCGCTTGCCGGAGGGTATGCACCTCCATTATCAAGCCAGTTTAAATTTGTAAGCATTGTTTCACCTGCCCTATAAATCAAGATTGACAAATTTTCCGCCGCCGCACTTCATATCATCCTCAAGCGCATAGCGGACGGCGTCTATCGAATGATTATCCTTATCCGGAAACTGACTTTTTACTATGCCGTTACGGTCAGTTTCCAGCGAATAGTTTATAAATTCTTTTGCTGCTAAGGTGCATCGTTCGGGGTCGATAATAATGGCCTCTAGATCCTGTAAAAACTTAATGCTAAATTCAACGGAGCCAGGGCCCTTCTTAGCTCCTTTTATTTTCATTCCCCAAGATTTCAGCTCAGCAATACTTTTCGGCTCCGCGCTATCTGCTATAGTCCAAACGTCGTTATACTGCTGCGCCTTCTCCCAAAACTGCCGGTTAAATAGGTTTAGTCCGCTAATCTCAGTAAAGATGTAAAGTCTACGACGTGTTCTGTCGTAGTGCATCCGCTCAAAACAAAGCGGGTCCACGGCATAGCCAAAGTCAAGGCCCTGCCTGATACGGTCGAATGTAGCGATTT